CAGCGCAGATGGTTTTTTGCCAATCTGCAAGCCGAATCAAGTTCGTCCGGTGCATCTGGTGGATCTGGTGGTGCAGGTGAATTCACTTCATCACCTGCCACGAATCTAAAACCGATTGACGTGGACGACGGTCAAGCGTGGCGCGATGCTCGTATCGCTTACGCCCAATCCATGTACCCCGATTTGGGTGAAGCCGATGCCCTTCGGCAACTCAATGATCGTGAAGGGTTTACGGGTTTGAAGTAATTCCACCTTCTGGCCTCGCGTGCGGGGCCGCTGGGTGCAATTCCGCGCCATCTTTCAAAGGAAATTCAAAATGAACCGTTTCAACATCCGTGCTCGTGTCGCATCTGCTCTGGCTTTCGTGGCCGCAACCGGTGGCGCTGCCCATGCCGCCCTGCCCGATAGCGTGGCCACCGCCATCACGGCCTACCAGACCGATGCAACCACCGCTATCGGCCTGATCATGGCCGCTGGCGTGGTCATCTGGGGTTTGATGAAGCTGGCCTCCAAGCTGGGCTGGCGCTAAGCCGGGGCGGGTTCCATGGACACAACAACAACCGTCGTAGTCCAGGTCGAACCCGCACCGCCGAACCCCGAACGCATTGAAGACATTTCGATGCTGTTCGGGCTGTTCCTGGTGGCTGCGGTCGTCATCGCCTGCGCACGCGGTCTCCTCAATCTCTTTCGAGTTGATCATGCCAAGGACTAAAAATGCCATCTCCAATCGAGTACATGTTCGCTCTTGGCTCCTTGCTGCTCTTGTGGGTGGCCTTCCGTTAGCCTCACACGCTGGATATGCGCAGCTTTCCCCGCCTTCCGGTTTCGGTGGATCTGCAGGAAATTGGACATATGCCCCATCTGCAAATGATGTTCGGTATGGTGCAACTGCTCACAGTCCTAATTCGTTAAGGTTCCCTGTACCTGGTACCACCGCCACCATGTCGGCGTCTTATAGGTTTGCGGCCAATGCCCCAAGGATCGCAGCCGCTGTCCTTTTCGCTCACCCCGCTGTTCGTACCGCTGTAGGTATTGCAAGCTGGCTGGGTATTGCCAAAATTGTATGGGACGCTTCTCAACAAAAATGGCTTAAAGAAACTGACGGCATAAGCAAGCAGTGGTCTTTCAACCCCCAACAATTCGGATGGTCACCCACTGCGCAATCTGCTTGTCAAGCTTTGATTTCTTATCAAATTTCGAATGGAGCTTCCCAAGGATTTGATTATTCAGCGATGACTGGGTACGTAAATGACGGCGTTTGTATCCGCGTTTTCAATGGATATGAAACAGCTTATCCTTTGCAATCCCGTGATGTACAAGACGCATCAACACGTCCCCTTACAAAGGAGGAATTCGAGCGTGAATTAGCTCCTGAGGTATTTACACCAGGTGCGCCATCTACCATGCCCCAAACGGTACCTTTTGAGCTTCCCAAGCCTACACCGTTGCCAATCCAGCAGCCGATTATTAACCCTGAGCCTTCTGAAAATCCACAGCCTCGCCCGCTGTTCGTTCCTACTGGCGACCCTGTGCCAAATCCGCAATATGACCCCAATACTGCACCTGGTCCTAACAATCAGCCATTTATCCAGCCAGGTACAAGAGTTACACCTAGTCCTACGCCTTCCGAACCCTGGCGTGTCGATGTGCAGCCTGTCAACCGTCCCCAGGCTGGGCCGGCTCCATTGCCGGAGCCTGCCCCAGATGACCCAGCAAACCCGGACAAGCCCAAGAATGAGGAACAGCAAAGCCTTTGTGAAAAACACCCCGATATTTTGGCCTGCGCAAAGCCTGAACTGGATACGCCAGAAGGTGAAATTCCCAAGACAACTCGTGAAGTCACCCTGACAGAAGAAAATCTTTTTTCTGGTGGTTCTTGTCCTGCTGACGTTTATTTCACGCCACACGGCCTCCAGCAATTGAAGGTTTGGGATTGGAACCAGTCTTGTGGCTATATCACCGCATACGTCAAACCCATCCTGTTGATTTGCTGCACTTTCGCGGCCTTTATGATTTTAATTCCAGGGCGCACAGAATGAAAATCGGCACTTGGCTTCTCTCCCTCGCGCAGCCTTTCATTGCGAAAATCCTGCTCACGCTTGGCTTGTCGGTGGTCACCATAACCGGATTCGATGCTGCTATAAATCAGGTCAAGGGCCAGCTCGTAGGCTCTGTCAACGCTTTGCCTGTTGATATGCTCAACGTGTTTCTCCTGGCTGGCGGTGGTCAAGGAATTGGAATCATCGTTGCCGCTGTCGCCGTGAAGGTTATGCTTTGGCAGATCACCAGTGCCACGAAAATCCTCGGAGTTAACCCGCAATGATCACCATCATTTCCGGCACTCCTGGCGCTGGGAAAACCCTTTACACAATCGAGAAGCTCTTGCTTCCCATGGTCGGCAAGACCATTACCGGCAAAGACGCGAACGGCGACCCTGTAGAGCTTCTTCGCACTGTCTATACCAACATCAATGGTTTGCAAGTCGATCATGAATTGATCGACGGTGGCGACAATCAGGGCCTGCGAGACTGGCACAAGTGGGCCAAGCCCGGCTCCTTGATCGTGTTTGATGAGGTGCAAAAGGTTTGGCCTCCACGCCCCAACGGGTCAAAGGTTCCTGACGATATTCAAGCCCTGGACACTCACCGCCACATGGGCGTTGATTTCGTCTTGATCACTCAGAACGTCGTCAACCTCGACAAGCACATTCACGCCCTCGGCGGTCGCCATTTGCACGTTCGGCGCATAGCAAATATGGCCCTTGCGGTCGTCTATGAGTGGGACCACGTTAGCCGCGGATTGATGTTCTCTAAGAGCATCAGCAAGGCCCCCTGGCGCTACGATAAAAAGGTGTTCAAGCTCTACAAAAGCGCAGAGCTTCACACCAAGCAACAGCGCAGAATGCCCGGTCTCGTCTGGTTCATCCTGGCTGGCATTGTCGGGCTCTCTGCCCTTGCTCCAACGCTTAAGGCTCGGCTGTCTGACCGCATCGGCGCACCTTCCAAGGCATCAGCACCAGCACCAGACAAAGCACAGCCGGGCGGTGTGTCCCAGGCTTCCGCAGTGCCTATCGAGCCCGCTTTCATTGATGATCGCGTGGCATTCATTCCCCGCGTGTCGAACAAGCCTGAAACGGCGCCGGCCTACGATGAAATCCGTAAGGTGGTCAACATGCCCCAGGTGACTGGCGGCGCATGCTTTAAAGGTGTTTGCAAGTGCTACACCCAGCAAGGCACCGATGCCTTATTGAGCCATTCTGATTGCAAGGCCTGGATGCAAAACCCAGTTTTTGACAACTACCGCCAGCAGGTTACTGCCTCGGCTTACGGTAGCCCTTCGGGTTATAAACAGTCCGAACAGGTTCAAACTGCCGCTGCGCCGCAGCAGCCCGCAACAGTGGTCGAGTTCGACGGCCACGCCACGAACCCAAGAGCCGACGCACGGCCACCGCTGACACTCCCGCCAGGATCACCAGTGCACACGACGCCTTCCATGGGTGAGACGCGGCCCATGACGCCGCCAACGCTTCAAAGTCCATACCGCCGAAGTTAGCAAAGCCACATGCAAGCTTCTTTCACCAAACGGCCCAGTTCTCTGGCCTTCTTGGCAGCTTGACGAGCCCATGCAGGGTTCGTTTTCTTTTCAGGGTATGCCACCCGGCCCGCAGCCTTGAACGCAGCCGCACGCGCTGCGCGAATTGCTCGGAGAGCCCGCGTAGTCGGTCGATCAAGAGCCCACACCAGAGCACGGCCAAACGGCAAAACCATTTGTAGTGCCATCGCTTCGGGGTGCTTTCTGTAGTTCGCTGCGATCATGACTTTCTCCTATGTGTACCGGGCTGCTAGATTTGGAGCCGGGACAACTTTTGTCTGTTGTCCGTGCAAGCCGCTCTTGCTTGCACCGTTCCGCTGAGTTTTTCGCCGTGCCATAAAGGACACCGGGACGCGACCGGAGTGAAGGGAAGCTTTGTAAATCTCGATTTATGAATACCCGGAATGGAGGGCGCGGCCCGGTGTACTGTTGGCCGAAGAGGCGAAAAAATCAGTGGAACGATGCAGGGCGCGGACTATGACGGGCAGCAGACGCCGCGCGGCAGCGCGTACAAGCGCCCTAGGCGCTCAATCTATGGCCCAGCGGGCCGGGTATTGGGGGAGGTCGGAGACCGGGGGCAACGCCCCGCGATAGGGATCGTCAGTGCGCATGCATTGAGACGGGCGGGCAGCACGGGGACACACAAAGCGACTGAGCGGCCCTGCAGGACAAGTGACACGCCCCCCACGCGCAATGCGAATCCCCGCAGGACAAGTGCCACGCCCCGAGGCCGACTGCGTGGCCCAGAGACCTAGTCAAGGTGGGCAAGCGCAGCGCCGCACGCCGCCGACCAGGTCGAATGCCACGCCCCGAGGCCGAATGCGTGGCCTCGCCGAACCAGTGAGACGCCCTGAGCATGGGTGCGAGACCCCGCAGGACAAGTGCCGAACCCCGAGCGTTAGCGCTGGCGCTGGGGTGGCTGTCTGGCTCAACCGAAGGCCAGAGCCCGGTGCACGCTAGTGCAATCGCCCATGCAGCGCATCAACATACCACTAAACCAATTAATGAACACATTTTCTAATCTTTGTCTATAAGTGTCATTACGTATTGCTTCTGGTACCTCTTTTAACAAACACTCCATCTCGTTAACAAACCTGTTAACGGTAACAAAAACTGGAGTTCACATGATCCAAGTCTCGGTAACGTCGACCGAAGTCCGCAATCAACGCGGCATCGCCAAAGCAAGCGGCAAGCAGTACGACATCAACTTTCAAATCGTGTGGTTCCACACCCACGACAAGCAGGGCAACAAGAACCCCTACCCGGAAAAGTCTGAAATCATGCTTGAAAAGGACATCCAGGGCGCGGCCCTTTTCTGGCCCATCGGTGAATATACGCTTGCCCCGTCGAGCCTGTATATCGATCGGTCGGGCAATCTGGCCGTCTCGCCTCGCCTCGTAGCCCTCAAGCCCAAAGCCACCGCGCAGGCCTGACCATGGAACAGGCCATGCACGCCGCTCGGCTTGTCGCCGCGCAATCTGCATTGCTCGCCCTGCTGTTTGAGCAACAGGGCGACAACCTCCACAAGGTTGACGGATTGACCGTAAGCCTAAGCCAGGAACCCCACACCGCAGGCATGGACGTGATTTACACGGCCAACGGCCAGCCAGTGGGCGGGGAGGGCATCTGATGCTCACTCGTCGAACCCCACGCCCAACGGAAAACCAAGGGCTTTTCATGTTCACTGGTCCCGACGGTCAATATAGGCGTTTGTGTCCTGCGCTTCCGTCTGGCTTGTCATGCTGGGTCAGTCTGCCCGGAACGTGGTTGAAGTTGCCTGCTGTTAACGGTTCTAACTATGGCTGTTTTCAGTCTGTTGTGGGTCGTCCGTCATGAGCGACAACGCCCGCCGCGTCCTCGTCTTTCGCTACTGGCTCCAAGCCATGAAAGAGCGGGGCGCGTCGTCCTCGTATGCCGTCAATCAGGTTTCCATCACTGAACCCAAGCTGCGGGAAGCCGCCGCATGGGTCATTGGCTGGGGCTGCTGATATGTCCGTCGCCGCTGCCGTCTCCAACCTCGTTCACTTCGACACCACGCCCCGCATGGTGCGCGCTGCTCACGCTTTGCACGCCCGGTCGTGCGCTCAGTTCGCCGCTCGTCGCGCTGAGCAGGAGGCACGCAGTGCCTCCGGGCTTGTCTCAGAATCAACAACTTGTAAGAGTGGTGTTCCTGTCGTTGTTCACATGGCAGAAAACACGATCCTGATTGATCCCAAACAGGCTCGCGTTACCCGCCTTCGTAAAGGTCTCGGCATCGCTGCGAAGCAGCTCCATAACCAAGGCCCGAAGAATCAGCAAATCTGGATGCAGACCCTGACCTATGCAGGGGATAACCGGCAGTGGAAACCTGAGCACATCAGCCGCTATCTCGACGCTCTCCGCAAGTGGCACTACAGCCGCACCGGTTCTGCAAAAGTCCGTTATGCATGGGTGGCCGAACTCCAGCAACGCGGCGTCATTCACTACCACGTCATCGTGTGGTTGTCTGCGGCTCTCACGCCCCCCAAACCCGATACCCCATGGCGTCGCACCGACAAGCGCGGAAACGCCTTCCACGAGCCCGCAATGTGGCCTCACGGTATGTCAAACCGCATGAGGTCAACCGCCCCGGTTGCCTACCTCATGAAATACGCCTCCAAGATCGAATCTAAAAACGTAGGAACCTTTCCCCATGGTGCACGAATTCACGGCGCTGGCGGCTTGGATGAGTCTGGCCGGTGCATCCGTCGCTGGGTGTTGTGGCCTGCTTATGTGCAGGGCAATGCTGCTGTCTCCGACCGCTTCAAGCCTGCGCCGGGAGGCGGTTTTATCAATCACGAAACAGGAGAGCTTCTCCTGCCTGAATTCGCACCAACAGGCGCGGGTTTTTCTCGCTTTATCCGAATCCGTACCACTCCGCGCCGTATCGACCCCGCCGGTCCGTTCTCATGGCTTCCCAACTCTGAAAAGGTGCACTAAATGGCCTTCGTAAGCGATGCCCAGCGCAGATGGTTTTTTGCCAATCTGCAAGCCGAATCAAGTTCGTCCGGTGCATCTGGTGGATCTGGTGGTGCAGGTGAATTCACTTCATCACCTGCCACGAATCTAAAACCGATTGACG